AGCCGTTTGAGGTCTAGCTATACACTCTAAAAAAAATTGATTTGTAGGTGCTTCATCCACGTGAAACTTAGTCATTCCATGCAAAGCTCCATTAGAACCTCTTCCTCCTACTACCGCCGATATATCATAAGAGTCACACCCAAAACATCCTAAATGTTCATTTCCGGGATATTTAACGCCTAGTCTTTCATGCACATTATTTTGCATATTTTTAGATGGTAGCCAACTTGTTAAAAACCTGCCATTATTATCAGGCTTCCATATAACTTTAGTATCTTTTATTCCGTCCTGCCAATAAAAAGAACCCCTAGTTATATAGTGCTCTTTTATCATGCTATCGTTGTAGTCTATCTGATGATATATTTTGGTAAGATTAAATAAAGCCTGCTTGCTCTCATCTCTAAATGCATGCGATTCTGTTCTAGGAAACTGACGATAAAATTCATTTAATGCATCTGAGTCATTTTTTAATGAGTCAACTTCTGCTTGCCAATAATCAATAGCTCCATTTTTAATATCATTTCCATCAACTCCTTTTAATGGAGTATCAGGTCTATGAAATACAGGCATGCCATAGATGTCTATAAATCCTTCCATATTCCATTCCATAGGAATAAACAAAGCATATAGCCCACTCTTAGTTTGTCCATTGGCATTTCTAGTATTTACCCTTGAATCCTCAAAAAGACTTTTGTAATTGTCTCCACCTTTACTTAGTGCATTTGATGTAGAACCCATCATGCACTTACCAATAATTTTACTACCTAATCTAAGACACGTTTTTGTAATACGCCAATTGTTTAGAATGTTGTTTGGCTTTACCCATTTCGCACTCTCGTCATGAGCTAAAAATAAAAGCTTCTCTCCATCATAAGAGTTCTCCTCTGTATTCTTCCAATCTATTGTTGTATCTAGACCATCAATATCATTATCATTGATGTCATACATGTTTTTCTTTGTAATCTTTGCCGCAGGTATTCTAAACGCCAACTCAGTCTTTGGTTTATCCATACCATCCATAATTGGCTTGAAGAAAAACGGCAACCTATTATTTATTGGAACTACCTTATCGGTAAACATTTTCTTAGCATCAGAACCCGTTTTTGACAATATACCAACTCTAGCATCTCTAGCTAAAGTTGCAATATTTACACATTCTGATGATGACATAAAAGAAAAACCTGAACGCCTTATCTTTAAATATATCATTCCAAATGATCGTGAATCAGCTCTGCATGCTTCCCAAAAAATCCAATATATTCTATTGGCCTCTCTAAAATCAGGATAGCCAATATCAATACTTGACCATTGAAGATACATCCAATGAGAACCTGTTATATAAGTGTGGACTCCATTGTTCATAAACCAAAAACCTTCTTCCCTATAATCAAACTGCTTCTCAATATAATTTACCCATCTGTCTTTAAAATCAGAAGGCATATCATTCCAATGGAATATTGACTGAATACGAGTTAACTCTTTAGGTAACTCTTGTCTTTCCCAATATTGCTCAGATTTAATAGGGCTGCGCTTATAGCAATCTCTAACTTCAGGTAGTGCTACAACCAATCCCGATATGCTTATTATCTCTCCTATCTCTCCTGTCTTTGAAATAACAACCATATCGTACTTGTCATTATATCCATATATCCATGACTTTACCCTGTTCTTTTTTACAATAACAGAGTTTGGTACATAATCCTTAAGCACCACATATAGTTCGTTATTTAGACCTTCTTTCTGCAAATCCTTGTTTTGTACTTGTTTTACTTTCTCCTTTATCCAACATATCCAAACTTTCTCTTTCTGCCTCTATTCTATTTAATATCTCAAATGCATCAAATATTGCTAGTTTTTTACTCATTGCTGCATTCTTCAATCTATCAGCAGCCAACTCATCATCAGAGTCGGGTTTAATAATCTCTTCTTGGGCAACCTTTATAAGTTGCTCAACAGCTCTATGTCCTGCTTGAATAATTTTTAATTTTGTTTCTCTATTTGTCATAATTTAATTACTATTTGATGATCAAACATTCTATATAGCTTTTCCCCATCAACATCAAATTCATATTCACTATCAGGAGCAAAGCACACTTTATCATTCGGAAAAATGCCCTTACTCAACAGATATTCGTTGGAATATTTGACAATGCCCATTAATGGCTCTTCTGAAAAAGGTTTTTTAATGTAAGAGTCAATAGCAGGTATTGGCTTGACAAAACAATATCTACCATGTGTGTTCCACGTGGAACCACGTTTATACATAAAGAATTGATCAAACTCTATAAAAAAGTAATCATCTCTAAAAAAGCTTTTACCACTTTTTTGACGACCTTTCATGTCATTATAGTACTTAAATACATTGTGATGTACAAGTAAAATATCGCCCTGAAGTATAGGGCCTTTGTAACCTAAAGGAAGCTCAACAACTTCAGCATATCTATTAGAGAATTTATGGTCCTCTTCAGACGTGCTGACTATAAGTTCTACACCTTCTATGTCTTTTGTGTTGTTGTATCTTCTTCCTTTTATAGGCTTTGCTATAAAATAGAATGGAGATTTCATTAATAGTCTATATTAAATTCGATTGATATTGGCATTGTTGATGAAAACTGCTTCCACAAAACTACCTCATTTTTTTTATTTATTATATAAATAAGTATTGAATTACTTTCAGGATCATTTTTTATTAAATGAATCTCATTACTTTCGCCAAGTATTTTTTGCCCTACAATGTAATGCATAGCTCCGTTTTTATAATCAGGACCTATTGATATTTTTCTAATGTCCATTTTTATTTTATTAAAGTTAGTCCTAATTTTTCACAAGCCCATTCAATACAGTAATTATTATCTGCTCCCCATTGCGCAAATTCTGATTCATTCATGAATATTTCTCCCGAGTCAACAACTTTTGGTAGTATTAAATTTGCTTCATCTCCATCTGTTGTTAAATTATAAATAAAATTAACTGACTTTGCATCCATTAAAAACGAACTAACTCTTAAATTTAAATTTGTAGCTGTTCCTTTTATAGGAAATATTATAGGTTGAATACTTGCCATTTTTTATATTTTTTAATCGTAAATTCTTAATTCAAAAAATGCTCTAAAAAAATCATCACCCCAACCATCTGAAAGTGTATCATCGCTATCTTGATATCCAGGGATTGTTGTATTTCCATCATAATAAGAAGTAGATATTCCTGCATAACAAGCAGATGTTTCTCTATAAAAATAAGCATGAGCAAAATATCCAACTTCCATAGGAAGTTGAAAAGGAGTTCCTATATTTAAAAATACTACTGCTTTATCTCCATTTTCATCATTTAAGTCACCTGATGATAAAACATATTGACCTGCACTAGTCCTACTCCAAGTAGGAGTGTATCCTAAATCATTTTCTAAAATATTAGCTGTAGGTGCAGAAGCTCCTGTTTGAGTTAATTGACAAACATAACTTCTATATGGCCTTGTCATTTTACGCCAAGAAGTAAAAGTGTCGCTTCCATCCATATTTTCATAAAGACCTGTTGGGCTATTCCCTATTGATCCTTTTGTTGCAGAATATCCTGCCGAAAGCGACTCATCAACAGTTACTATTTCTACAGGAAACCCAAGTTGCCCCTCAAATGTAGCTACAGAATGTGAATTATTATTAAATACATATAGTTTATTAGTAGGAGAATCTGTACCTATTCCAATTTTTTGATCAGGAGTTAAGGTCATTAAGTTAGCTATAGCACCCCAACTTTCATTAGTATTAGCAACCCTAAAACTAAGTGGCCATCCATTACCACCGGGATAAGCATCAGTTGCAATAGTATGTGTTTGGTCTAAATTATTTCCAACAAAAAGCAATCCATTTGATATGGTACTTGCTGTAAATTGAAATGCATATCCAAATCCTGCAGGATCTCCATTTGCTTGAAAAACTGCTGCTATACCTGTATCTGCATCCCTAGCTCTAATTGCAAAATAATCTAATCCATTACCACCGGGAAAACCTTCAATTTCTATAGCAGGAATCCCTATCATTCCATTTACATCTAAATTATAAGATGGAGATGCAGTTCCAATGCCTAAATATTCATTTGTATCATCCCAAAATAAATTACTATTTGCAGCAAAACTTCCTGAACTATTAAATTGTATGTCTCCTGTAGCACCTGCAGGAGTTCCACCTCCACCGCCGGAAGAATTAATAGTTACAGCTCCTGTACCTCCTATTGGAGATATTGTAACATTTGTTCCTGCAATTATCTGTGTAACGCCACCTGCGTATTGAGGTATATTTAATGTATTCCCTATAAAAGTAGCAGCTCCACTAGTACCTGTTGTTGTTAATGTTATAGGTTGTTGAACATTTGTCCATGAAAAGTTAGCCCCTGAACCACCTGAAGTCAATACTTGGCCTGATGTTCCTGCGCTTCCTCCTGATGTAAGTATAGCACTTGAAAGAGTTAAATCTGAGCTAAACCTTCCTGTACCTATAACCTCTAATTTATAATTAGGATTTATAGTTCCTACTCCTAACCTATTAGTTGACTCATTATAAGCAGAATTGGCTGTTGAACCAAAAAAAATCTGTCCCTTTGTAGCATCACTAGTTGATCTCAATATAAGACCTAATCCGGAACTTGTACTTCCTGTTATTGTTTGAGTTCCTGCAATACCTGTAGTCAAAGTATTTGTAACTGTT